TTAAAATTTACCGTGAATCTCATCAGAAACCGCTAATATGGAGCTTTCGTTTGATCTGAAATATTTATCAGTCATTTCTGGTTTAGCATGACCAAGCCATTTCATTACCGAAATGTTGTTGATGTTGTTTTGCAAAGCAACCGTGGCGAAATAATGACGGAGCATGTGAGGGTGAATTCTAATATTGCATGCTTCGGATACTTTGGAAAATAACTTATTAATGTAAACAGGTGCCATTGGTAAACCAGTACCTATTGAAACAACCACATAGTCATCTGGTTTTATTGTTTGCTTTTGACTCAGACGTATTTTCTTAGAAAGAAACAATACATTTTCAATATCTTCGTTCATATCTTGGTTAGCAATGATATAGCGATAAGAAGATGTTGTTTTTAAATCTGATCCATTTTTAGCAATAGGGTTACGAGCACGGTCAAACAGTATTTTATAGCGAACCGTATCCTCATTAGATAGCTTTTCAAAAGATTCATAACGTAATCCTAACAACTCACCACGGCGTTCACCGAGGGCCAGCAAGCGAACAACTGAATAGTAATAAGGATTCAAGACTTTTTTTGCCGTCTTGAACCACTTTTCATAATCTTCTTTTTCAAGAGTCATACTTTTTGGTGCTTTCCCATCTGGCAAGTCAATGTGCTGAATCTTGTTTTTAACGATGTAATCATTATATTCTGCATAATTCATGATAGATTGATACAATCCGTTAATATCTTCAATATAAGCTTTTGAAAGCCCACGGTCAGCAAGTGAGTTAATGAACGCTTGATAATCAGCCCGATTCATTTTTGATATCTTGGTATCAGAAAAAACATTTTTAATATATTTTTTAAAATAAAGATTAGAAACGTGAACTGTTGTTTTTCGCCATTTCCCAGATTTAAACTTAAGCTCTTTCATTTCTTCGTAACATTGTCCAATGGTCATATTAGCTTGATTTTTAGGCTTGATTTTATCGGCATACAAATCAGCATTGAATTTATCTAATACTATCTTAGCGTCAGAAGCGGACTTTAAACCACTTCTCGTGAACTCTTTACGTTTTTGTCCAACGAGTTGGTAAGTACGACGGACGCCATATTTATATTTTTTGTCACCGTTGTTTTTATACCGGTAAATATTTGGTTTATTTTTAAGGGGCTCCCATTTTGGCATATCTAAAAATTCCTTTCTTTGTGTATATTTAATTCAAAAATACAAACATATGTTCTTTTTGAGTTCAAAAAAATAAGCCATTTGGCAGATTTAAAATTATTCAAACGTAATTTCACTCATTGAATCTTCTAGGTCTTCTAAAACATTGTTTTCTTCAATAAACATATTCCACTTTTTATCATCAGAACTTTTGATTGCTGATTTAAGTTTATCGAATATGTTATCTAAGACGGTACTAAACATTTTATCAGCAGCTCGTTCAACTTTAGTTTCGTTCCAGCGCTTAGCAAAAGGGCGCTTCTGATTTTTTTCATTCTGGTAATCTAGAGCTTTTTCCATAAATTTATCTTTAACACCTGAGTTTGTCTCGAGATATTCTAGTAATTCTTCTTTATCCATAACTGGTACCTCCAATATTATTTAGTTAATTCCCACATACAGAGTTGAACTGTATCAAGTCACCGGAGTGGGGGAAGAAAGAAAATATTTAATTACCTGTTTGATAATGATAGCCAGACGGAAGAGGTTCGCCTGGGCTTAATCTACGAGAATGTCCTTTTCGTGTTGCCCAAGTATAGCCATCTTCAACAGCCCAGCGGATACCAGTAGTATTATTGGTAGATGCAGCGGCATTGTTGGTAGCAGTGCTTTTTTGCGTAGATACAGCTTGTGCAGCCGATTCGCTTGCTCGTCGAGCACTTTCTGAAGCTGCCTTGGCGGCTACTGCTTTACTTTCTGCAATTGAATTTGATTCAGCAACACGTTGTGCCGATTCTGAACTAGCTTTTTTGGCTACAGATTCTGATGCTTTTTTTGCTTCTTCAGCTTTCTTAATACTTTCGCTTTCTGATTTTGAAGATGCAATAGATTCTGATTTAGCAATACTTTTCGCTGAATTAGAATGCTTATTATTATCTGTAAGCGTTGCACCATTTTGCTGTGTGTCTTGACCAGAAGCTGAACTAGGTGAATTTACTGCAGCACCAAAGAAAAATAAAATAAGTGTTAATATAGCAATCCAACGTGTACGCAAAAATTTGGTTTTATTTGCGGGTAGTGCATAGGGAGGTTTTCTTTTTAAAATATATTTATAACTTGCAATATATAGAACGTAGATTAAACCGATAGAGCCCAACAATTTAAATAAGTTAAGTTTAAAGATTAAAATAATTGTTAAAATAATAGCGAATACAATTAACCAATTTTTATAAGGTTTCTTTTTATTCGGCGACATATTATTAATATCTGGTTTAATGCTACTTTTACTTTTAGTTTTATCAGGGTAATCCTTGACATATGAAATACCTGTTCCAGAAATTGTATTAGTAGTACGTGTACCACCATTAGCCTTTTTTGTATATCTAAATCCTTTAAAACCAGTACTCCAACCAATCCCCGATTTACTAAAATTCATTCTGAAATACTTGCCCAAATTTAAACTTTTTCTGTATCTCCAACCCAACGTAACTCCTCCTAAAATATGTACAGCTTTTTAAGTCTTCAGTTTTTGGACTTTGAAATTCATTCCCACCAACGGAATCGAACCGTTGCAAGTCGCCAGAGTGGGGTAGTGTTATTTGTTATAAAACTTTTCTGGATTAGTGGGATCAAAGTTCTTAAAAAATATTGAGGCCGAAACAATTTTACCATCACTATTACGTGATTCTTCAATAGTATAATCACGATTCAATTTGTCAGAATGGTAGGTAGTTCCACTCACGTAATCTAAATCATCATTTGTTACTTCTTTATAATTGCTCATAGCTGTAGCATCGTGTACAGGAACGTAGTCACGTTTGAATGGAAATTTAATTGATACGACTCTGTCATTATCATCTGTAGATAGTAATGCGTGGCCTTGTTTATAGAATCCGTAATCATCTTTTTCAAGCTTTTTATTTATTTTGTCTCCCATACGTACGGTTTTTAATTTGGGTTTTGAATCATGAAAGCAACCGCTTAGGACTAGCAATGAACAAATAACTCCCATAAAAACTATTAATTTCTTCATATTGACTCCTCCAAAAAGTCAGCTTTTAAGATCTTCAGGTTTTGGACTGGATACATTAATCGTAGATAATATTTTTGACTAGCGGCTCAAACCAAACAGGTAAATTAAATTCATCCATAAAGTTTGCCCAATTTCTCTGTTCTTTAGGTATATCTTCATATATTAATCGTGAAATTATATGGATTGCTCGTTCATTTGTTTCTCTTTCTTCCTTATTTTTAATATAGGGGGAGAAAGTATATAAAAATGAAGGTTGAGAGAATTGAATATGACTAATTTCATGGGCCAATCTAAAAGCAACACTTATTTCACAATCAAAATTACCATTCAAATTTATTATTTTACGTTTACAGAAAGCAACATCTGGATCTGAAATATTTCCTTCAATTTCTCTAATCTTAATCCCTGATTTACTTGCTATATAAATAAGACGTGCTAATAAATCATCATGCATAAACTATTCACCACGTTTTTCAGCTCTGAGCATTGTTAACAGAGCTTTTTTATATTCTTCAGATAGTGGTTGACCGTCAAACATGGCCATTCCTTCTTCTGATAAAGCCTTATCTAAATCAACGGTATTCATATCGTCATCCGCGGAGTTAGGATTATCAGTATTTCCAACCAAGTAATCAGTAGAAACGTCCAAAACATTGGCGATACCCTTAAGCTCTAAATCACGTGCAGGGCGTGTGCCAAGCTCTATTCTATTAAGAACTGAGCGATTTATATTGATTCTACTTGCCAATTCTGTTTGTGATATATTTTTAGATTCTCTAAGTTCTGCAATTCTACGACCTATTTTTATTTGTTCTTCTTCTTGTTTTGTCAAGGTATATCATCTCTTTTCGTTTCTATATTAGCAACAAAATAATAACATCATTTCTGTTTCAAAACACAAAAAGTTCTAAAATAGAAAAAAAGTTATTGACTTTTCTGTTTTAGAACTATATTATAATACTTGTAAGTTGCTAAAACAGAACAAGGAGGTAGCAAATGATTAATTTAGAACTTATTAATTTTCAACAGAAAAAGTTGCATATTTCTGATGAAGAAATGGCAAAAGCCTTGGGATTCAAGAATCGCTCAACTTACTATAAATACAAAACTGGATCATATGCATTCAAAGCGGATATGTTACCACAGTTAAAAGTGATGTTGAAAATACCATACTCAAAATTTTTTACAAAAAGTAGTTCTGAAATAGAACAAAAGGAGGTGACAGCATGAATATTAACCAAGCAAAGGCGATGCATTCACAACTAGGCATGACTCAGTGGTATGAGCTATGTAATGACTGGTTAGGTGAAGAAGACATCTTGCGTGCTATTAACCCACCAAAGATTAATGGCAAGAAAGCACCAAGTATGATTCCAGAACTAGCATTCCAAGGTATGTGCCGTGGTGCTATTCCGGAATATGCGGTCAAAAAAAAAATTAATGCAATGACTGTTCCTATGGTTATTTAGCTTATGACTTAATTATAGAAAAATCCCACGTGAACAAAAATCCCACGTGGTACACAAAAAGAAGGTGTAAGCATTGGTAATAGAAGACGTTACAGCTGAATTAGATAAGTGTTTAAAAAGAAAGGAATTAAGTCGAACAAGATTTGCTGAATTAATTCACGTTTCTAAACAAGCAGTTTCTAATTGGTTTTCAAGTGATGAACACAAAATACCTGTAGACAAGCTTTTGTATATAGTTGACGTCCTAGGCGATGAACGATTTAGGTTTGTCGTTGCGGACTACATATTAGATACAAGGCTGCTTACTGAGAATAGCTACGGTAAGGATCCGTTATCTCAATTTGTGAGAGTTAACAAAGAAGAAAGCGAACGAAGAATCCTTAACGAACAGGTAACGGAAATACTTGCTAAAACTGGATGGAGTCAAGATGAACATGACTTTTTGATTAAGTTCAGGAAAGAACTATCAGAAGAACGACAAGCCGAGAATGATTTTGCGATTGCATTAGATTTGGCACTGGAGGTGGTTTAGATGGCAGCAATTAGCTTAGATGGGATTGATCAAAAGGTAGCCGACAGAGTGGTTGAATTAATCATTCCAAAGATAGAAGAGCGGATAAATCAAACGCTTAAGTCCGATAAATTACTGACGCAAGACGAAGTGATGGAAAAATTACATGTTAGGTATGGGCTTTTCAAAAGAGATTATTATCCTACAATGCCGCACATTGGACATGGTAGAGGAATTCGATATTCAGAAAAAGCCATCGATAAGTGGATTGAGGAGAACCAAGAAACTTTAATTTAAGGAGGATATGAAGATGATATTTATTTTGAAACTAATCGTGATTGCTTTAGCGTCATCACAGATGGTTAGTCTGTTAAGCGATCCGAAAGATGATGCTAAGCGTATTGAAAAATTGGAAAGGAAAGGTAATCACTATGTTAATTGATTGCACAAAAAAATCCCGTACGCCAATACGAGATTCAAAACATTTCACAACATTTGATACATCAATTCTACCACCGAAGGAAGGTGCTGTACATGCCTAACGGGGATTTAATGGAATCATTCTCACAAGCGGAGGACGCTTATCTAGACCCAGACCAGTGCCAATCATATGTAGAAAATACGGAGGTAGAAGATGATGAGTAATGTACAAAATGAAAACACTGCAGTAGTCGAAACAGAGAAAAAGGTTGTGTATGAGGTTAATGGTGAATCGGTAACTCTTTCAAGAGCTATGGTTAAAAATTATTTAACGAGTGGAAATGGAAATGTGAGTGACCAAGAAGTAACGATGTTCATCCAGTTATGTAGATACCAACATTTGAATCCATTCTTGAATGAAGCTTACTTGGTTAAGTTTGGCGGTAATCCAGCTCAAATTATCACTTCTAAAGAAGCCTTTATGAAAAGGGCTGAATCAAACGTTAATTACGATGGAATTGAAGCAGGATGCATTGTTGAACGTAAAGATGAAATTGTATATACAAAGGGAGCATTTACGCTTAAATCTGACAGGATAGTTGGTGCTTGGGCGGATGTATTCCGTAAAGATCGTGAGCATCCAACACATGTTGAGATTGCATTCGAAGAATTTAACAAAAACCAAGCTACTTGGAAAAGTATGCCAGCTACTATGATTCGTAAATCGGCTATGGTAAATGCTTTACGTGAAGCATTTCCACAAGATTTAGGGGCGCTTTATACAGAAGATGATAAGGATATTAACGCAACAAAACGTTCAAATAAAGTTGAAGAACGTAAGGAAGTAAATAGCACTGAAGCTGGTAATGTACTTGCTAACAAATTTGCGAATGTTCAAAACGCTAAGCAAGTTGAAGAAGTAAAAGAGGAGGTAGCAAACGATGGCAGTCAAAACGAAGAGCAAACAACCGCAGCTGAATAAAGAGAATTACTACGATTTATCAACTGAAAGTTATATGTCCTTCTCTTTGTATAAACGATTTAAGAAGTGTGAGTACGAGGCGATGGCTTATCTTAACGGAGAAATTCCAAGTGTTGATGAGACTAACCCAGCACTGTTGATGGGCAACTACCTTCATACTTACTTCGAATCTGAGGAAGCCCATAACGAATTTATTGAAGATAATTCAAACGAATTAATTAGTTCCCGTGGGAAGAACAAAGGACAGTTAAAAAGTAACTATGTTTTAGCTGACAAGATGGTTAAAGCTTTAGAAAGACAGAACTTGTTTAAGGGTGTTTATCAAGGAAAAAAAGAAGTTATCCTAACTGGCAAAATGTTTGGAATGGATTGGAAAGTTAGAATTGATTGCTTACATGTTCCTAAAGATGAAAATGACGTAGCTTACTTCTGTGATCTAAAAACATCACGGAATTTACATGCCAAGTTCTGGGATAACGAACTAAGACAATGGAATCCGTTTGTTACAGCTTACGGCTATGATTTGCAGATGGCGATTTATCAAGAAATTATCCGTCAAAATTATGCTTTGAAATTTGCACCATTTATTTTTGGAGTTTCAAAAGAAGATGTACCAGAAGTTCTAGGGATTGAGTTCAAGCAAGAAGAACTAGACGATGCACTGCTCGATTTAGAACAGAGAATGCCACATATCATTAAATTAATTAAAGGCAAGGTTGATCCAGAACCTTGTGAGAAATGTGACTTTTGTAAAAGTAGACAACAAATTAAAGGATTTGTTGATATAGATTCATTATTGGATTAAGGAGGCTGCTATGAAAGAAGAAGAACCAAGTTATTTTTCAATTATTCCAGCAAATGTTAGATATGATAATCGTCTACCAGCAAAAGCAATTCTTCTATATAGCGAGATTACAGCATTAACTAAAAAAGATGGGTATTGTTGGGCTTCTGATACACACTTTGCCAAGCTATACAAAGTATCAAATACAACGGTCCAAAATTGGTTACATGCGTTAGAAAAATACGGTTATATCACTAGAGAAGTAGTTTATCGTGAAGGAACTAAACAAATTAAAAATAGGTATATAAGAATTTTTGAGTACCCTACCCAAGAAAATTTGGGTACCTACCCAAATAAATTTAAGAACCCTACCCAAGAAAACTTGAGAGGTAATAATAAATCTAATAATAAATTTAATAATAAAAATAATAATAAACCGTCAAAACCACCTAAGCCGGTGGCTGACCGTGACCATTTCGAATCATTGTGGAAGCTGTATCCGAATAAAAAAGGCAAAGAATCAGCATGGAATTCATACAAACAATCGATTAAGACTGGTGTTACTGACGATGATATTCGACAGGGTATTAACAATTACCTAGCTGAGATTAAAGCTAAGCAGACACCTAAGCGCTATATCAAACACGGTCAGACGTGGTTCAAACAAAAAGGATGGCAGGATGAGTACGATAGTACTCCAGAGGCTCCTGTAAACGGACGAAAGACTGTACAACGGGAAACCTTACCAGAATGGGCCCAGGACAACAGCATCAATCAACCAGCTAAAACGTCTAAACCTACTGTTAGTCCAGAAGAAATTCAACGGCAGTTCGAAAAACTAAAAACGATAAGAGGGGGATAAGCAATGCAAAGAGCAAGAGCCGTGATGCGTAGTGGTAATTTAATAATCCACTTGGATGAACCACTTAATCAAGATCACCTAGAAACCGTCGCAGGTTCAACAGACCAGTTCTATATTGATTTCGAAGTGGCCGACACTCGTAAAGCCAGTGCCCAGCAACGGCGATTGTTCTTTGCTTTATTGCATGATATTGAGGTCTGGTCGTTTACGCCGAAGGATTATCTCAAGGATATATTCTACACACAGTACGAAATCTATACCGCAGGCAAGTCTATTAGCCTGTCAGACGGCACAGAATCGTCCGTTAGCGATGCTAAAAGGCTACTAGACCTAGTTATCGATTTCATGTTCGAGTGGCATGTGCCGTTTAAAAAGGGCTATGAGCTACTACCTAGAGACCAGCGATATTTTTTGTATCAATGCTGTAGGCACCGAGTTTGTACGATTTGTTCTGAGTATGCAGATATCCACCACATCGACGTGGTTGGTAGGACAAATAGAAACAAAGTGGACCACACTAAACGCCACGTAATGGCATTATGTCGAAAACATCATGAAGAGATTGAACACATCGGACCCGTTCAGTTCTCAAGAAAATACCATGTTCCAGTTGAGGGTATCAAACTAAAACTTGAAGATTTGAAGAAATTAGGAATTAGGGGGAATTACGGTGCTGAAAATGAAAATGTTTTGTAATGATATAGAGTTATTTTTCTATGACTGGTATTTGAGACACATTAAGAAACCTAAATGCCTTGTATGCAAGGAAATAGCAACATTGCAACTTGACTGCGGACCGGTGCTTTGGATCTTTGAAAATTGTGCTCAAATTCAAAGTGAGTTAGCTAGTGAGGAGGAATCTAATGATTAATCGAACAGTATTAGTAGGCCGGTTAACTAACGATCCGGAACTAAAATACACAGGCAGCGGTGTGGCAGTTGCAACTTTTACAGTAGCTGTTAATCGGCAATTTACTAATTCGCAAGGCGAACGTGAAGCGGATTTTATTAGATGCCAAATGTGGCGCAAAGCTGCTGAAAACTTCTGTAACTTCACTCGCAAAGGTTCATTAGTTGGAATTGATGGACGAATTCAAACTCGCTCATACGAAAATCAACAAGGAACACGAATTTTTGTTACTGAGGTTGTAGCTGAGAACTTCTCGCTACTTGAATCTAAAAATAGCAGTCAAAATAAACCTCAAAATAACGGACAAAATTACCAGAATCAACAAAATGGTCAATCATCACCTAACAGAACTCCTAATGATCCATTTAATAGAATGCCGGATATCAAGGGTGACGATTTACCGTTCTAGGGAGGGTTAAAAATGATTAAACATTACATTACTAAATACTACGAAGACGATAACTTATATGCAGAGTCCTGGATACAAATTAATTTATTTAACAAGTCATGGTGTGTATCTAAAAGAAAAATAAAAATATCCTTTTAGGGAGAGTTAACAATGACATTTAAAGAAAGACAAGCATTAAGAAAACAAGCAACTATTGAATTGAATCTAGGAAACAGTGATAAATATGAAAAACTAATGCATAAAGCTCGTGAAGCAAGACCGAATTATAAAGTGCCTAGTCAAGCAATTTGGGGAAGCGACAACGCTAAAGTTATTGAGCGTAGGAAGATGGTCAAGAAATTGCTAGAAACAGGGTATGACAACAAAGAAATAATTGCCAAGTGCGGTACAACAGATACAACCATTAGGAAAGATATTAGGACGTTGAAAGAATTGGGCACCATTAAAGATAAGTAGGAGGTTGAATATGTTTAAAAAATTAAAGAAAATGCTTGCAGGCGAATCAACAAATACCGAAGACCAAACTTACAAATATGTCTATAACTACAATTATACGTTTACAACTAATTGTAGTTGCGGATGTCAACCAGATATTGAACAGGCTGAAAAGTTGATAGATATGGCAAAGATAAACGCTGCTAAAGAAAAATAACAGGAGGCATTATGGAATTAACAGAGGAAGTTCGTATATATTTCTTTAATCATAATGTGGGAGTCCTAGACACGAGGATTACTAGAAGTCGATTTGTATATATCGAAACGGATGATCTACATTCTATGTATCGTTACTCTTTGGAAAGTCCAGAAATGTTGCAACATGATGTTGGCCATAATGAATGGCGGGACATTTGGCTAGGAGTAAGACGGGAGCAAACAGCATTGTTTTAGGGGGATAGCGATGAGTAAGGGATGTATTTGGCTCTTATTAATTATTGGATCATGGATAGCAGTAACTAAAGTAATTTGGATAGCTGCCAATGCAATTACTTTTTTAGGTAAGGCTTTGCTATCTATATTTTGACAACAAAAAAGCCACAGCATCCGCTGTAGCTATAATTACTCGACAACCAATTATAACATACAGGTGGGTGGAGGTTATGGACGTTATGACATTACCAAAGTTAAATGAAAAAGCTACAGGGAATCAAGTAAAAGGTTTTTTTAGAAGAGAGTATCCTAGAATCGCCAGACTAGCAGGAAAGAATCCTACAGAACTTAAATCTACTAATATCGATGATATGCCAAAGGCTCCTCAATATGGAAATCACGTTGAAGATAACGTCATTGAATTTTCAAATAATCAGTTGGAATACTTAAGAGTCGTTAATGCAATTAAGGGATGTTCAATGATTTCACAACAAATCATCTTATACGATTTAATTCAAGGTTACAACGTAGGTTGGGTTTCAGCAGCATTAAAGTATTCGCCTCAAAGATACAACGACTTAAAAAAGTACGCTATGAATGAATTTGCTGATACATATGAGTATTGGTCCGGAGAAGACCTGCATGTTTATTTTTAAAAATCAGATTTTTATTGGATTTTTATCAGATTTTCATCAGTGCATTTATACGAAAAATGGGTGTAAATTAGTATTATCGAAAGTTAGCAAGTAAGAGGAATCCTCCAATTCTTTGAATTTAGACAAAACCACCCATGTTGTTGATGTGCAAAGCTAACTTTCGATTTGTAGATGTAGCTCAGTTGGTTAGAGCATCTGACTGTTAATCAGAATGTCGCAGGTTCGAGACCTGTCATCTACGTGGGTACAGCATTTGAGATTGTATAACTTAATTTTTAGTATAGACCTTCCAAAAACTATGAAGTAGACTTACTTATATATGAAACTGTTTTGGAGGGTATTATAAATGACAAATTTTTTAGGATGGTTGATAAGTGGCTTACTGCTTTTAATAGTTATTTTTATTAAAAGGTTACCTTATATGTTAGAAAATAAAATATTGCAGAAACAAAAGTCTAGAGATTCGCACGAGCTTCAAATAGAATCTTATTTTAAAGAATTAGGCGGAAAAGAGCAAAAAGAAGTTCTTGAAGAATGGACGAAAATTTTAACTTTCATGAAACCAATTAAGGATCCTGATAAACTAAGTAATTTAATTCATCGGACGGTAATTTATGGTTCAACCAATTCAATAAAAATATTATCGTTAATGGCGCAATATACTTATACAGATATGAAGAAAGATTTAGAAAACAATAATAAGTTTATGATTTACGTAGCATTCTTATGTTGTAGTTTGAAACAAGATTTTTCAGGGCAACATATTGATCCTCTTACTTTACTAAAAGTGAAAATTAGTGATATTAAGGAGTCAGAAGAGGAATATACTAATTCAATTAATAAAATAAACAAAGAAATAGCTAATTTGTGAGGTGGTAGATTGTTTAATATAGAGTTTTCCACAGATTTCATATTTAGCGGACTAATACTCATTTTTATTTTTACAATAATATTTTTTGCAATATTGTATTTTATCAATAAAAAATAACATTAAAGTCACATAACTTAATTGTCGTGTGACTTTTTATTATGGAGGCAAATTTGATGGTGCTATTTTTAGCAAGTTTTATATTAGGAGTGATTGGGTTGTCATTAGGAATGTTTCAGCTTGGGTATAGTAAAGGAAGAGAGCACCAATGTAAACATGAAGATGACTAAGTACGGCTGGTGTAGTCAAACAGAGATAAAAATATTTGGTGAACTAGACCGAGAAATTAAACAAAAAAAGAAGGACGATTCTAAAAAGGATCGTCCTTTTATTGTGCCCAAAGAAAAAAGAGAAACTATCAAGATTGATTGGAAATAGTGTCAAAGATAAAAATTTCATCTGATATAATTAACCTAATAGAACATTTAGGAGTGTACTTAATGAATTTTTTGAAGTGGTTATGGAAACATTTATTTATTATTATCATTGCAACAGTAGTAACTATTTTTATGGGATATTTAGCAATCAGATGGATACGATATAATGACACATATCTATATCGATATTTATTTCAAGATAGTAATGGAAAATTTGCATGGACGGGTTTTACAGCAATTATTGCAATAATTACATTAGCTATTAATGCTTGGGATAATCGTAGAAAATTTAAAGCAGATTTGATTTCGAAAAGTAGGATCGCTTGGATTGAAAATGTAAGAGAAAAAGTTGCACAATTAAATACGAAACTGTCAGAAATAAACTATCTAGTTTCTTTATATGAAATTTCCTCTAAAAGAGTAGAAAAAGTAACAAGTCGAAAGGAATGGGTTGCTTTTAATAATAATTACGAGTTGGAATTGGAAAATATGGATCCAATAGAAAAAAGGTTAACTGATAGTTACGAATTCGAAAAAGAATTTGCCCGAAACGAACCGTTTCACGAAGAATTTCTTGAAATAGAAAGTGAAGCAGAAGATATTCGAAAAAAGCTATTATTGAGGTGCGATGAATGTATTGCGCTAAATAATAATATTGAGTTATATTTTTTGGGATCAAATTCAGAAGATATTAATATTAAGGAGGGATTGAATAAGTTATGTGGGAGCTTGAAGTATATACTAAAGTTAATTAATAAAGATAGCAATCGCAAGACAGTAACACATATTAGTACTAGCTCTGAAGATGTTAAAAATATAAACGATGATATAGAAAGATATTTGAAAGCTGAGTGGGAGAGAGCAAAAAAAGGCGAATAATTAACGTTGAAAGTCATGTGAATAGGCATGGCTTTTTTTAGTACTCAAAAGGAGGCGTGGTGATATGTAATGACAAGGAAGTTGACTAAACAGCAGCGCAAATTTGCTAATGAATTCATCAAAACTAACAATGCGTATCAATCGGCTATAAACGCAGGCTACTCTAAGGCTTACGCTAAAAATGCTGGCAAGAAATTGTTGGAAAATGGTGGAATTCAATCTTATATCAACAAAAAGGTTGGAAAAGTAGAAGAAAATGAATCAAATGCAGCTGATGAAGTTCTTCGAAACATCTATCGGATTGGCGCTGGCAAAGAGATAGAAAGACGATATGTCAATATTGATAACTTAAAAAAAGAAGCGCTAGATAATGATGAATCACTGAATGCTCGTCTTGAGTATATGGAAGACACGACCATAATTGGTCCAGCATCAGTTAAAGAACAAGTTTCAGCAGCTGAATTGTGGTTTAGATTGCATGGTGATTTCAAAAATGATAGTGAAGAGATTGAGAAACAGAAGGTACGCAAGCTTAAAGCCGAGGCTGATATTGCCGAAGCACGTGCTCAAGAATATGATCCAGAAGATGTTGGAAATGATAGTGATGGATTTATAGAAGCGCTAAACAAGGGTGCTAAAGAAGTTTGGGGTGATTCAGATGAAACTGAAAGCTAAAGTATTTCATTTTACCCCGTTTTCAGTGAAGCAGAAACAAGTCTTAACGTGGTGGCGAAGTCCTAAAGTTAAGGACCACGAAGCTATCATCTGTGACGGCTCTGTTCGTGCTGGTAAAACGGTAATTATGTCGCTGTCTTATGTGATGTGGGCCATGGAGACGTTCAATGAAGAACAGTTTGGCATGGCTGGTAAAACGATTGGCTCGTTTAGACGTAACGTTTTACGCCCGCTTAAACAAATGTTATTAGGAAGAAGATATAAAGTGGTTGATCACCGTACGGATAATATGTTTGAAGTATCCAAGAACGGTAAGGTTAATTACTTTTTTATTTTTGGTGGTAAAGATGAAGCTAGTCAAGACTTAGTTCAAGGGTTAACCGCAGCAGGATTCTTTTTTGATGAAGTGGCTCTGATGCCACAGTCATTTGTTAATCAAGCAACAGCTCGTGTTTCTAAAACAGGTGGTAAGTATTGGTTTAACATGAACCCAGAGGGCCCTTATCATTGGTTTAAATTGAATTGGATTGATGATTTAAAAGGTAAGCGAGCATTGCGAATCCATTTTCGAATGGAGGACAATCCATCTCTATCAGAAGAAGTCATCGACAGGTATAAACGTAACTACTCTGGTGTGTTCTACCAGCGCTATATTTTGGGCTTGTGGGTAATGTCAGAAGGAGTTATATACGATAACTTCAATAGAGAAACAATGGTCGTTAGCGAGCCACCAGGGCGTTGTACGAAGTATTACGTGTCAGTCGATTATGGAACTCAAAACCCTACAGTATTTCTAATGTGGGGTTTTTATAATGGCGTCTGGTATTGCTTAAAAGAGTATTACTACGACGGACGACACAGCGCATGTCAGAAAACAGATGACCAGTATGCGAATGATTTAGATGAGTTTGTCGGTAATCTGAACGCCAGGATTATTATTGACCCGTCTGCAGCTTCTTTTATTGCGGTGTTAAGAAATCGACACTACCGCATTATCAGAGCTAACAACGACGTGCTTAATGGGATTCGTGAAACACAATCAGCAATGAACAACGGACTGATTAAGTTTACGGACAACCTACCTAATTTATTTAAAGAGTTAGCATCGTACATCTGGGATGATAAAGCATCCAGCAACGGCGAAGACAAAGTTATTAAGGAACATGACCATGCTATGGATTCAATGCGTTACTTTGTCTACATGGTACTAAGACACAACAACAAAGCTAAAGTTATCAAAAATAAATACTTTTAAAGGGGTGATGATAATCGATATTACAGTTATGGGAAAAGGCTCAATTATTAATGGAACAACGTTTGTATTCCCAAAGGATGCAGATTTAACAGCTGATGAGATTGGGAGCTTTATTTCTGCAAACGATGAATTTGCCAAAGAATACGATAAAAAGTGGCAAATGTATATCGGAAACCACGCGATCCTCCATAAGAATGCAAAGGACCACGGGCCAGATAATAAATTAGTTAACAATTTAGCACATTACATTGTGGAGACGTTTAACGGTTACTTCATGGGTATTCCACCTAAAATCACGTTAGATGATGACACCGACAATGAGAAGCTTCAACAATGGAATGATACTAATTCATTCCAAGATAAATTGAATGAGATTAGCAAACAAGCGGATGTTTACGGACGTTCGATTGCTTTTTTATTTCAAAATGAAAATAGTGAGACAGGCGTAGCTTATAGTTCACCGATGAATTCATTCATTATTTATGATGATAGTGTCCTTCATGAACCGTTAGCATTTGTTAGATATACACGAGACAAGAACAACATTTTATCTGGTCAGGTATATACAGATAACGAGTGGTATTCATTTGATGATAGTGCTAATAGAGTAGGCGAAGTTAATGCTAATCAGTTCGGACAAGTGCCAGCAGTAGAGTTCTTTGATAATGAAGAGCGACAAGGCGTGTTTGAAAATGCAATGACCTTGATTGATGCACTTAACAACGTAGTGAGTCAAAAGGCTAATCAGAATGCTTACTTTGATAATGCCTATCTATTGTTGAAAGGTATGGACTTAGACGGTGATGATGGAAAACTAGCTCTTAATTTGGACGGCAATCAAATCATTTATGCACCTAATGAGGAGTCAGTGAACGGCACAGCAGAATTCTTATCTAAGCCGGACGGGGATGCGATGCAAGAACATCTAACTGACCGTTTAATCAATATGATCTACCAAGTTTGTATGGTCGCTAATCTTAATGATGATTCATTCAGTGGAAACAGTTCTGGTGTGGCTCTTCAATACAAGTTGTTACCAATGAAGAACATGGCGGCTAACAAGGAACGCAAGTTTACTCAAGCATTGCGAAAACTATACAAGATCGCTTTTGGCGTTGAGACTATTCTGGACACGACTAAAACGGAAGCATGGCAAGACTTGAAGTTTCAGTTCACTCGCAACCTCCCAGTTAACTTAGCAGACGAAGCCTCAACAGCTAAGAATCTTGTTGGTTTGGTTAGTCAAGAAACACTGCTGTCTACGTTATCATTCGTGGACGATGCTAAGAACGAGATCAATCGCATGAAAGAGGAGCAACAGGAACAAATTAAAAGTTCACTTGAAGCCACTAATAACATAACTGACCAACAGAAAGTCGGTGTAGACGATGTCGAAGAAGAATAGTGATGAATACTGGAAGCAGCGTGAACAGGATGAACAAGATTGGATTAACGAAAACATCAAAAACGATGATGATTTTAACAAACATTTGCAAGAATATTACCAAGAGTTGATTGACCGAATTAACAAAGATATTAGCAATCAGTTAATTCGATATGCAGAAGCAGAAGGTGCTGATTTATCCGAAGCTCGTCAAAGAGTTAGTGATGAAGATGTTAAGGCTTTTGAAAATAAAGCTAAATCGATCGTTAGAAAAGCTGAAAAGATTCGAAAGCGCAAAGGTTTCGTTTCACGCTCTGATTTCTCCAAAGAGATTAATGCAAGGATGCGTTTGTATAATGCAACAATGCGAATTAATCGATTAGAGATGCTAAAAGCTCAGATTGGATTAGAAATCATGGATACTAACTTAGATGTTCATGATGATGTAGATCAACGTTTATCAAACGACTATCTTGGTGAACTAAAACGTCAAGCTGGCATTTTGGCTATGTATGAGAGCCAGCACAATTATAAAGATGTAGCTAAGGTAATTATGGCTCAAACCAAAAATGCAACGTTTAGCGAACGAATATGGGCGAATACGGACGTTTTAAAAGCTAATCTTGACCGAGAATTAACTCAAGCTATTATCCGTGGAGAAAATCCACGAGAACTAGCCAGTAGACTTCGGAAATACGTCGCTGAGGGCGTTGGGAACGTCACTAATGTAACTGAAAGGATAGCACGAACTGAATCCGCTAGAGTGCTTAATAAGGCTCAAATAGAAAGCTTTAAAAAAGCAGGTTACAAAAAATGTAAGTGGGTTGCTGAGGGATCAGCATGCAAGATTTGCCGTGGCTATGCATTAGACAACGATGGGATTTTCGATATTAAAGATTTACCAGTATGGCCAGTCCATCCTAATTGTATGTGTAGCACTACACCATGGTACAAAAAAGAGGAGGAATAAATATGAAATTAAGTGAATTTATAGCATTACCAAGTGATGAACAATTAGATTTTGTTATGGAAAGGCTTGAGGATAATGCTTTAGATGGTAATGAGCATTTTGTCGCAATTATTCGTTTCTTAGAAAACATAGAATGTGATGAACCTAGTGAAGATGGTGCTGATTATGCTATTACAGCAAAATTAAGATGTGAAGATGAATCATTCAGTAAAACTATGGATAAAGCAAAAGAAAAGACTGATAAATTAGCAACAAGTGCCGGAATGGCTAACGAATAACTAGACAGACTTCAAGCAAAACTTTCAGAGTTTGGTTTAGTTATTGATAAAGGAAAATTAGTTTCTAAATGTAGCGTTCAAAGCGATGACTAATCACGGTCATCGTTATTTTTATGCTCTTTTTCCTGATTGCAGAGCTAAAAGAACAACTGAGTAGCCTCCCAAGGCTTTAAATGCGAGCAAAGGAGTTATTAATTATGGAACTAGAAAAAGTTTTACCAATGAATCTACAGTTTTTCGCAGAAGAACCAGCCAATCCAGATACAGAACCAACTGATTCAATTGACACTCCAGCCGGCGGAGATGGAGAAGAAGGTAAGGACAGCGATGGTAAAGAAAGCAAGGTTGATGAAACCGTTGAAAAATTGCAGAAACGTTTGCATTCAGAAACAGCTAACAAACACTCGTTAGAAGAACAGGTTGCTGATTTGCAGAAACAACTTGATGAACAAAAGAAGAAGCCTGACAAGTCCGTTAAGTCGTTATCTGATGATGAAAAAAAACAGAAAGAACTTGAAGAACTCAATAAGAAGAACGAAGAACTCGAAGCTAAATTGAAACGCAATGAGGTTCTTTCTCAAACTCGTTCAGTCCTTCAAGAAGATAACATCAACGTCGATGACAGCATTCTCAATTTAATTGTTACAGACGATGATGATAAAACTTACGAAAACATCGTAGCTATCAAATCATTGATTGCTAAAACGACTGAATCGGCACGTAAAGGTTACTTAAAAGGCTCAACACCTAAAGATACAGGCACGCAAGTCGCAGATGCCTTTACAGCTAAATTAAATAAATATAAATAAAGGAGGGCATATCTATGCCAGCAACAAATAATAACCAAGCAGTACGTACGTTCCAACCACAATTCAAGGATTTGTTACAAGCTGTATATGAAAAGCAAGCTTATTTCCGTGATTTTTTTGGTGGCTCAATTCAAGCAGAAGACGGAGTTGCTAATAACGCCAAAGCATTCTCACTTAAAACTAGTGACATTCCAATGGTTATCACTAAAGGAACGGTAGATAGTGATGAAAACCGTGCATATAAAACAGATGCCAACACAGCATTTGGAACTGGTACAGGAAATTCAACTCGCTTTGGACCACGTAAAGAAATCATCTACACAGATACAGATGTTAATTATTCATGGGATTGGGTATTCCATGAAGGTATTGACCGTGCAACTGTTAATAATGGTTTTGAGAATGCAGCAGCTGATCGTTTAGAATTACAAGCGCAAGCTAAGACCCAAATGTTCGATGACCAAGGCGGTACTTTTATTAGTAAAATCGCTGGTAAAACTGAAAACATTACTGAAATTACTAACGATAGTATATTGGCTTTGTTCAATAAACTTTCATCAATTTACGTCAACCTTCAAACTATCGGAGAAAAGAAAGCGTGGGTTAATGCAGAGCTTTACAACGCAATTATTGACCATCCTTTGACTACATCATCAAAGAGTTCATCAGCTAACATTGATGAAAACAATATTCTTCATTTCAAAGGATTTGAAATTCAAGAAACGCCGGATGCTAAGTTCCAAGAAGGCGAGATTGCTTATACTTCAATCAAGAATATTGCTCGTCAATTTACTGGTATCAACACAGCTCGTACGATTGAATCAGAAGATTTTGATGGTGTAGCACTTCAAGGAGCTGGTAAAGCTGGTGAATTCATTCTTGAAGACAATAAGGCAGCAGTTGTTAAGGTGACATTAAAAAAAGCGTAAACCCACCAGCTAGCGGGATAACTGCTAGTCAAAAAACGTTGTCCGAGAAGGTGGGGGACGCTAAGGATATCACTATTGCAGCTGATCCAGTTGATGCAAGTGATGCTACAGATGTTGTTAAGGCGACGACTGCTACATCAAGCGATGAAACGGTAGCAACGGTTACTAAGAAGAGTGATGGAACGTTCACAGTTACTGGCGTTAAAGCTGGTACAGCAACCATTACATTCACAAGCGGAGACTTTACAGTAACGTTAGCAGTAACTATTACAGAAGCCTCTTAGGAGGTGACTAGATGGCTGAAACAGAAGATTTGAAGAACCTTAAAGTGTTGTTGGCAATGGAAGATGATAACAGTAGGGACACTTTACTGAATTTAATCATCAAAAACACCGAAGCATCACTTAAGATTAAACTTCATCGAAAAGCTAAGGACGATGTGCCAGCAGAACTTAATTATATTTTGCTAGAAGTGGCTGTACGACGTTTCAATCGATTTAAGAATGAAGGTATGACCAATTATTCGCAAGAAGACGAAACGATTACCTTCAAAGACAATGATTTCGACGACTTCTTGAAAGATATTGCCGATTGGTTAGCTGACCAAGAGGACAATCCTACGACTCTAGGTCATGTTAGTTTCATTTCTGGTTATTCTGGGAGGTAGTGTGATGAGGTTTACAGATAGAATCAAATTCTATAAAGACGGAAAGTATAATCCAAAAACATCTACGTATGATGACCCAGAACTTGTTGGTGAAGCGGTGGCCAATGTTACTCACGTTGGGACAACTAGATCAATGCAGCTATTCGGTAGTATCAACAGTGATAAGCAAACCGTCAGACTAATTGAACCGTTCGATAAAGATTGGAGTTACTTAACAATTAATGATAATAAAACGCATTATGTGAAAGTAACAGCAATTAGTCCGCTTAAAATCAATGGTTACATCGTAGGTGAATCGCATGAGTAATCAAAGAATAACACTACATGGAATGAAGAAATTACAGAAAAAGTTAGCTAAGGTAGCTCAAAAAGAAGAAGTAAAAGAGATTGTTAAGAAACGCACTGCTGAGATGCATAGTGAGACACAAAAACTAATGTTGGATTTGTACAAGCCCAAAGAAGAAGGTGGATCATCAACCGGTGAGACACGTAAATCAACGGTTGTTGTCATTGAAGACGATGGTTTATCTGGCTCAGTAAATATCGGTACTGAATATGCACCGTATCTTGAGTTAGGGACACGTAAAATGGAAGCACGACCAGCGCTTAAACCTTCTTACGATAAAGAGCTACCACTCTTTGTTTCTGATTTAAGAAAGCTAGTAAGGTAGGTGGTTAAAATTAGGCAGTCACCGTCACAAGATGTATTTAACTATTTTTATAACTTATCTCAAGAATGGGGCTACAATACATTTGAATTTTTACCACCAGTTGAAAACGATGTGGAATATCCATTTGTTCAGATTGGAGAAGTCGGAGAGGTCCCAGGTAATACTAAAACAGAATTAACCGGAGCAATCACCTTAACAATCAATTGTTGGGGAACATATAAACAACGTTTAGCCATTAGCGAAATGGTTGAGCGTTTTTTTTATGCCTCGATTGGTCATATTAATACGGAAAACTACTCGTATTACGGACAAGTTCAACAGCAATCAAAACAGATTATCACTGATACCAGCGTTCCAGACACAACGTTTATGCGTGGGATCGTGATGATCAAGCTACAAATTCAATAATAAAAAGGAGTGGAAATATGACAGCAAGTACAGTTCAAAAATTTCAAGGAAATGACGTTGTCGCTTATGCACGATTATTAGATAACGCAAAAACAGAAGCAGCTTCATTGATTCCAGGTCAAACATCATTTGAATTTGACCCGCAACGTGATTCAGATAGCACTGATACAAAAGACGGTAGTTTTTCAACTAATTCTAGTCTTGAGACGGATGTTGAAGTTGATTTCATTAACAACAGTTCGAAAATTGCTGACCAAATGATTACCTCAATTATGAAAGGTAAGGTAATGGAAATTTGGGCGGTTAATCGTAAGCGCCGTAACAAAGATGGAAAGTATTATGCCTGGTACATGCGTGGAACGGTTTCAGAAGATGACAACTCAAATGACGCTGGAGACATTTCAGAGCGTGATGTTTCGTTTGCTATTTCTGGTGAACCTCAACGAGGTTGGTTAGCACTATCAGATGACCAACAAGCAGAAATTGATTACATCTTCCGTGGACTTGACGCTGTTACAGAAGGCGAAGATGGAGCAGAAGTAAACGGTGGTACTCCATGGAACGACGAGACAGATGCAGGTGTCGATATTCCTGATACTAACCCGTCAAAATAGATGCCCCAGTGGGAACTTCCGCAACACCCACTAATAATGGGGCGCTTATAAATTCTAACTAAAAAGGAGAGCATGTTATGGCTGATCGTACGAAGCAGCACTTAGTGATTTACAAGGATGCGACCAAAGCATTCGAAGGTGAAGTTGGTGAAAAGACGGTAGCTATTACCGGATTAGATGCCGGAACAGTTGTTGCAGAAGGCGACTATCAAGTTGCTTGGAGTGATGGCACTAACGAATCGGACAAGGTCGATGTTCCAGCATTCACAGTTAACAGTGCCGAAACTAAACCAGAAGTAGTATCCAATGTTACAGCAACGCCAACAGATGATGGCGCAAACGTTACAGGAGAATAGTTAAATCTTAGTCGCCAAAGAAAGCAAACAATACCATAAGGGGCGGCCTTCAAACTTAAAAAATAAAGGGGAATTTATCATGGAAATCAAAATTAAAAATAAAAAACAACCACTAAGCTTTGGAGTTAAATTTGTTCGTGAATTGGATAAAATCGCAGGACTAGAACGAGAAAATATTAGTTTAGGGATGGGCCTAACAAAGACATTGCCAGGTCTTGATGTATTCGATCCAGCGGTGCTATCAGACATCATCTATTGTGCAACTTTCGGTAATTCACCACGCCCAGGTCGTAATGATGTTGATGATTATATTGATGGACTAGAAGTTGGAGAACTTGAAGCGTTATTTGCCGACGTCAAAAAGGAAGTAAACGAAGCGAATGCTATTAAAGCTGCGATAAAAAACAGAAAAGCCTAGATAAGGCGGAGCCACAACAGACAAGTGAACAAGCTTATCACGAAATTCTGTTGTATTCGTTAGCTTATCTAGGCTTTAACTCTATTGAAGAAATAGAAAAAATGACGCTTGTTGAATATCAGCTAAGGATGGAAGCCTACCAAATTAGCCAAGTTAGGTTACATGAAAACATAGCGCTACAGGCATTCTTTAATCAGATGGTTCAAGCAACGACTGGGTCAAAGAAACATCCTAAACCTAAGTACAATTCTTTGGAAAAACTGTTTGATGCTAAATCTGAGATCGAACAGATTAGGAGCAAATTTGAAGGAGAATCGTATAGTCATAACCGACCTATCTCCAAAGCTGATCGCAAACAAATTTTTGCTCAACGTTACGACGAGTGGCAAAAAATAAAAGCTAAACGCAGGGGAAGGAGGAGGTTAGATGGCTGAAAGTTATAGTGTTACCGCTATGTTAAGTGCCGTTGATAAGAACTTTAGTTCTGTTTTTGCTAAAGCAGAAGCAGCTTCACAAAGTTTCGGACAAAAAACAGGAGCTTTAACCACAGCTATTGGTAAATCATCAATGGTTATGGGAGCTGGTCTAGCTTATGCAGCTAGTAAAGCTGTTAGCAGTTACGGTACTTTTGACGAAGCAATCAATAAAGCGGCCGTTATTGGTGGTGCTAGTAACAAATCGTTAAAAACTGATATGAAAACACTTGGCGATGAAGCACTTAACTTAGGTAAAACCTTACCAATTAGTGCTGATACAGCAGGCAACGCAATGGTTGAAATGGCTCGAAATGGTGCTTCAATCAAGGAACTTAAAACAGAATTTCCTGCAATAGCAAAAGCAGCAGCAGTGACAGGAGACGGTTTATCTGAAACAGCTGTTACTGTTCAGAATGCGATGAATATCTGGGGAGGCGGCGCAAAAAATGCTGCTAAATATTCTGCAATTCTGGCTGAAAATGCTAACAAGTCTAAGGTTGGTATTGATGATATGGGACAAGTATTTGCTAATGCTGGTTCTATGGCAAAGACGTTAGGTTTCTCAGTAACTGATTTGGCAACTGCTTCTGGTCTTATGGCAAATAGTGGTTTAAATGCCGCCCAAGGTTCACAAGACTTAGCTCATGCATTAACTACAATGGTAAAACCATCAGATACTGCTAAAGCTAAGATGGATGAATTGGGAATTTCTTACACCGATGCTAAAGGTAACTTCAAATCCTTCCCTTCGATTTTGAAAGAAGTAGCAAGTGCTACAGATGGACTAAGCCAGTCACAAAAAGTTGCTGCTTTGAGCACTCTGTTTGGAGCCGCTGGAGCTAAGGCAATGTTGCCATTGCTTGATGCAACAAAAAAGAAAACAAAAGATGGCAAGAGCGTGTGGGATGATTATGCTGGAGCATTGGAAAATGCAGGCGGGTCCGCAAAGAAGGCTAATAAATATCTGTCTGATAATTCTGAGAATATGACTAAAAACGTTGGTCAATCTATTGATCAAATGAAAGATGCTTTTGATGCACTTGTTAAAACGTCAATAGGTAGTATAGCGCCACAAATTAAAGCAGTAGCTAATGCATTAGGTGATTTTGCATCATGGCTTAACAAATCTAAAAGCCCACTTGCAGGATTTGTTAAAGGCTTAATTGCTTGGTCGCCAGTTATTGCTGGTGTATTAATCGTATTTGGCTTGTTAGCAACAGGAATCGGTAAATTGGTAACGGCTTTATCTGCACCAGTTAATATGTTTAGAACATTTACAAAATCGACATCCAAAGCTGGACGTTTCAGTGCAATGTCAGCTAAGCAAATTGCAGCACTAGGTATAAAAGCACTCGGCATTGGTGTAGGTATTGGTGTTGCAGCTGCTGGTATTGCTTTACTAGCCTTTGCTTTAACTGGATTAGCTAAGACAGGAACAGCTGGTATTACTGCGGTTGTTGCAATAACAGTTGCAGTAGCTGCGTTGGCCCTCATTTTTTCAAAACTTGCACCATCACTTACAGCTGGATCAGCAGGATTGATTGCTTTCGGTGTCGCAGTATTATCAGCAAGCATAGGTATTGCGTTAGTCGTTGGTAGCCTTACTTTGCTTGTTATGAGTATTACAGCACTTGCAAGCACTGGAACAGCTGGAACTACAGCGATGATTGCTTTTGGTGTCGTAATTGCTAGCTTAGCGGTCACATTTGCTTTGCTAGGTCCGTTATTGACAGCTAGTGCAGTTGGTCTAATTGCTTTTGCGGGCGCAATGCTTGCAATAAGTGTATCTGTTTTAATAGCATCGGCTGGTTTAGCAATTATTGCTACTGTATTACCAACTATCTCAACTTACGGATTATCAGCAAGTATAGGTATCGCAGCTTTAGCATTAGGATTTGTTGCTTTAGGGCTTGCATCAGTGGTGCTTGCTGTTGGATTAGTTGCGGTATCAGTTCCTATGATCTTGTTGGTAGGATTAACCGCAGTTCTTGCCGTAAGCTTGTTGGCCTTTTCAGTGGCAGCATTAGCAGTCGGTGTTGCAATCATGGTTGCATCAGCCGGAATGACTTTGCTTGCTGGTGTAATGCCTCTGATTTCGCAATACGGACTAAGTTCAGCTGTTGCATTTGCAGCATTAGGTGCAGCATCGTTGGTATTAGGTGCGGGGCTATTAATTGCCGGCGCAGGCGCAACGGTTGCAGGTGCAGGTTTAATTGTTCTTGGAGCAGGAGCATTAATTGCGGCTGCCGGAGTTACATTGCTTGGAGCAGGTATTGGTATTGCAGCTGCTGGTCTATCATTGTTTGGCGCAGCGGCACTAATTGCCGGCCCTGCTACAACAAAACTAGCAACTGGAATGTTACTACTAGCGCCAGCAATACTTGCTTTAAGTGCAGGTTCAACCGGATTGATTCTTGCCGGTACTAATATGGGTATTTTTGCAGCTGCTGCAAAATTAGCCAGCATGGGTATAAAACCACTTGCTGGACAGATTTCTACTACAGCAAGCAGTTTTAGAAGTTTACCATCATCAATCTCTGCTTCTAAAACTGCACTGAGTGGTTTGACAAGCGCCGCTAAAACAAATGGTACAACCATGGTAAGCACAAGTACGCAAGCAAGTTCAGCTGTGAAGGCTATGAGTACATCAATTAGCGGTACATTAACAACCTTGAAAGCAACCTTTACATCTAAAATGACAGCTATAAAAACTGTTGTTAAGAGCGGAATGACAAGCGCGATTAACAGCGTTCGGAATTCTAGAAGTAGCTTTAAAACAGCCGGTGAATATGCTTCATCTGGTATTGCTTCTGGAATTCTTGCTCAAAAAGGTGAAGTGATGGAGGCGGCACGTGAAGTTGCTTCGGCGGCTGCAGCAGAAGCTCGTAAGGCTCTAAAGATTCACTCACCATCACGAGTTATGCGTGATCAAGTTGGTGTCTATATCCCAGCTGGTATCGCAGTCGGAATGCGTAACAATATTGGTGCGATTGCTAGTGCAGCCAATGATATGGCAAACGCAGCAATGATGGAAGTTCCAGCACCAAGTGTCAACGATTTTAATGATTCGATTTCTCAAATACAATCGCTATCGTCAACAGCGTTCAGAGGAGATTTTAATGGATCGGTTTCACTAGAAGATACCACGGTCTCACAACAAAATAACGCCTTGCTCCGCCGTATTGCAGATAAAGATACTAACCTTTACATGGATAGCGATACATTAGTTGGTACTACATCTGATAAATTTAACGGACAATTAGGTGCAACTTCCAATAACGACGAAAGGTGGAGTTGGTAATGCAGTACAATTTTAGAGATTTACAGCCGACTAATAAAAATGAATATGAAGATATTCCCACCGAGGGCTTTGTTTTTGGGAGTTTTGATAGTCGGAAAGTTGGATGGTGGGTAGTTTCAAGAGAAGCTCCCACACCAACAGAAAATGAAATAGTAGAGCAGGTTGCTTACGCACAAGGCGTCTATGATTTCTCAATGCTCAATGGTGAACGCTTCTTTGGTAATCGAGAAATTACCTATAAAATTGTTATGCCATTAAGCGTCTATCATGAGCGTAAAATATTTGAAGAAGAAATTAAGCGTCAACTAATGCCGGTTGGTATTAGTAATCTAGTTGATACGCATGAAGATGGTTATTACTGGAGTGGCAAGTGTAAAAGTGTGGAAGTAGATGACGATGAAGAAAAAGGAATGCTGACGGCTACGGTGGTATTTGATTGCTACCCGTATGCCTATACTAACAACCTTGAAGGTGCAGATGTCTGGGACGATGTAGTTTTTGACCACTGGATTTGGCAACCAGTCAAGTTCAATGTAACTAAATCTACAGATATCACGCTGGAAAACATCGGTTCACGACCAATTATTTGTCATTTTGCTGTAACTGGTAAAGTGACCGTGAAAGGCCCTGGATTTAATGGTTATGAATTGACCAAAGATAATGCTGATAAAGCAACTATCACCATGCCTTTAGGCAAGAATAAATTTACGTTAAGTGGTTCTGGAACGATTGAGTTTAAGTTTAGACGTGAGGAGATGATCTAATGTATCGAGTGATTGCTTATGACGAACCAACCGACAAAGCTGGTTACGTTATCCATGACCCTGTTGTTGGTTTGGCAGCATCAGAAGGCAAATTAACCATATCATCAAGTCAAACTAATACTCTATCACTGACCTTAAATCAAGCTAACAAGTTATTCGGCAAAGTTAGGCCAATGCACACGCACGTCGAGGTTTATGATTCTGATAACAGCGAATTGTTATTCAGAGGAAGAGCTTTAAAGCCTGAACGTGAGATGAAGAGTAACGGTCAATTCATTCAAACCTACGATTTTGAGGATATCGACAGTTATTTAATTGATAGCGTTCAGCGCTACATCGAGATTGCCAATGCCACACCAGAAGAATTCTTAAAAAAGCTGATTGAGGAACATAATTCTCAAGTTCCAGAATACAAGCAGTTTACAGTCCGAAAGGTTACAGTGACGAACAAGAAAGATAACACTCTACGTAAGGTGGATTATCAGACCACTAAGGATGCGATTAAAAAGCTACTGACTGATTCAATTGGTGGCAGTATTATCTGTGAATATAAAGACGGCAAGAATTACATCGACTATCTTAAAAGTGCGGGGCAAGACCATTCAATGGAAGCTCCATTAAAGATTGCTGAAAACATGCAATCAGCTAAGGTTGCGATTGATCCATCTAAAGTAATTACCCGATTGATTCCGTTAGGCGCTCAAATTGAAACACAAAAGCCCGATGAAAAACATGATGATAGTTCGGACGACGGATCTAAGTTGAGTGGTCAAATGCACGCCGTCAATGGAGATTGGGGACCAGCGATTAAGTTCGCAGCTAAATGTATGAAAACGTCCGTTAGTGATGCCGAAGTAAGTATCATTAAAGACGTAATTAAGCACGAATCAAACGGCAGTGAAACAATTGTAAATAATTGGGATAGTAACGCAGCAGCTGGAACACCTAGCATGGGGCTACTTCAATTTATTGAACCGACATTTGAAAAATATTGTTTGGAAGGCTACTCCAATATCAAAGTTGGATTCCATCAGTTATTAGCAATGTTTAACGATTCAAATTGGGCTAGCGACGTTCATATTGGCGGTTGGGGTCCTACAGGTTCGAAACGTTATGATAAATTACCAGTTGATATTGTACCATCTGGAACTGGTGGCGGTTGGGGTTCTCCGTTCCCATCAGCAGGGCATGGAAGCTTTAGTGGAGGTCAATTATTTGGCGTACATGCTGGTGGTGAATTTCGCCAAAACGGTTTCCATGATGGACTTGATTTTGGATCAGTTGACCATCCGGGGAGCGATGTGCATGCCATTCATGGTGGGAAAGTAACTAGAATTGGATATATGGGTGGTTTAGGTAATTACTTTGTCACACATTCCGATGATGGTTACAATATTGACTATCAAGAAGCCTTCGGAAGTCGTAGTGATATTCATGTGAAAGTTGGTCAATATGTTAAAACCGGTCAAGTAGTTGGCACACGTACTACCGACCACTTGCATATTGGTATCACTAAGAAAGATTTTGATTATGCACTTAGATACGCGTTCACTAATAATGGCACATGGATTGACCCAGAGCCGTTGATTTTTGGTGGAAGCAAACAAGCACGTTCGCTTATTAAAAGAAATTTTCTTTTAACTAAAATGGATGATTCCAACTCTCCATCTGCAGACAATTCTAGCTCTCCATTGGAAAAACAAGAATTAGATATCCAAGCTGGAATTGATTTATTCAATAAAGCTAAAGCTGCACACCTTGAATACGCAATGGACTATAGAAGAGCTGATATTTTGACGGATCAGAAACACGCTGATTGTTCATCATTTGTCAGCTATTTTATTGAGTTGGCAATTCATGAAGCGGATCGGACACTGTACAATACTGAAACTTTGCATGGATTCCTTAAAAAGCATGGTTATCTTTTACACTATGAAGGAACTAATAAGACGTTACCAGCAATGCAAACTGGTGACGTAATCATTATGGGCAAAAAAGGACAATCGGCAGGTGCAGCAGGACATACCGCAGTCATGAAAGATGCTGAAACTGTTCTGGAATGTTCTACAGGCTGGTCTGGTGGCTATCCGGACGGTGCAGATGTTTTTGAACATGGTAAGAGTTCCAATCCAACACTTGCTGATTGGTTTAGCTATGACGCTAATAACTGGTCTGGTGAGTGGTACTGGTATCTTTATCGTTTTAGTGGAAACATTCCAGAACAAGATTCTGGAGACCAAAAAGGTGGAACGATTAAGTCTGGAGTGCGCTATACAATTGCGCCAGTAAATGATGGTAAAGACTACCTAGATATTCCGGAGTTTCAGAAGGAATTTGGAATCATCAACGGTGCGGTCACGTGGGATAGTATCAAAGATCCAGCCAAATTACTAGCTAAAGGTAAAGCGTGGATTAAGGCACAGAAAGCCTCAACTAATACCTTCACCGTCAGTGCTATTGAGTTGAACGAATACGAGCGTTTCAAAGTTTATGATCGTTACTTATTCATTAATCCATATGTAGCTGAACAACAACTGCTAACAGTTATTGGAAAAGAAATTGATTTGAACAAGCCACATAAATCAACGATGACCTTTGGTGACAAAACTGCAAAGTTAACTGATTACCAGAATGATTTTAAGAAAGTTAGTAAAGATGTTGAATCGCTCAAAAGTACCGTTTCAACCATTGATGGTGACATTTCAAGTATGCGTGCAGGAACGTCTAGCACTAAACTTGCAATGATTTCCGAACAACTAGGTATGGTTGATGTACCACAACTTAAAAAGGATTATGAAGGTACTCAGAAAGATATTGAGGACAGTAAAACCAGACTTGATACAGCCGAAAAAGGCTTAAAAATCGTTAAAGAAGATGATGAAACGACTAAGCAGACGCTAGCAGAATATCAGCAGACATTAGCAAAATATCAGCAGACGATTGCTGATTTAGATGAAAGATTGAAAAAAATAGAAGGAGATGATTCTGTTGACCCAAGTGTATAAAGATATCACTCAAATGGAAGCTGATATTGATACTATTAAAGACGCAATCGAAGCTGTTCAGAATGCGCATTATGGAGTTGATATGCGAATTGCGATTAAACGTGGATTTGAAATCATCAATGGGCTGGTTACAAATGGAAATTTAGTTACCCAAGATGATCTTGATACAGCAATCGATGAGCTTAGCAAAGCGATCGATTCTAAGTTAGAACAACAGCGCCAAGCAATTGATTTTAAGCTAGAACAACAGGATTTGAATATCAAACAAATTGTAGCAGCGTTACAAAAATTTGAAGTTCCAATCGAATGGGACGGCGAAAACATAGTGATAAGAGAGGACGTTTAATATGATTAAAATACCAGAAGCAAGCATCATCACACTTGATACTTATAAGCGTGATTTACATGTCGGAGAAGCATTTGACTTGAGCGAGAACTTTAATGGTCGTGTTGGTGATGAACAAGTACCATTGGTTATTAAATTTTTAGAACGAGGTAAAACACAACAATTTGAAGATGGATTAGTTCCGTTTATCAGTGGATTTGTTGGTGATAGACTTAATGATGATAATGTTGTAAATGCAGATACTGGTGTAGGTGTCAGCTACACAGGTACTCGTTCAGATATTGTTGGAATGGGTATGGTAAAGATGAATCTTCCCGGAACCATGTTTCCACAAGAAGGTTGGTTCTATGGATTCCTAGGGCTGGAAACTCCTGATCATTCTAAACGTGTATCAACGTTCAATGTCTGGTTCCATATTTATAATGGCAACCCAGATATGTTTGTTAACAAAGAACCGTTCAGAACAGAACTTCAAAAATTAATTGATAGTTTTACAACGGATATTACTAACACCGAAAAGGATGCATTAGCAGTTATCGCAGAATATAAGCAAAAGTTTCAAGATGTTATTACAGAATACCAGCAAAAGTTCCAAGGTGTCGTGGATAATGCAACGTGGCTCACAGACCAATTAAATGTTATACAAGCTAAAATTAATTCTAGTGATATTGCGACTAAGAGTGAACTGGAGCAAGCTTTGTTGGAAATGAACAAAGATATTTTCGAATCGCTCAAACAAAAAGCCGACAAGACTTATATTGATAACTACTTATCAAAAATAACTTATGTTCCTACAACATTTGCCGATTTAGATGCTCTGAAAGCTAAATATCCATCGGGTGCTAACGGTCTATATATTACGGCTGATACGGGACATAAATACATTTGGGACGGTAGCACATGGAAAGATTGCGGTGCTTACCAATCCGCAGGATTAGCGGATGGTTCGGTAACAATCGACAAGCTTAACAATAACGCTTTTACTTACGTCAGTTCAGACAATATAGCATTCAATCGAACCGCAATGTCAAATGGATTCAACAATTATGAAAAGCTAAAATTCGAAGCTGGAACAATTAGTGGTGCGGATGGTAGCAATGTTAACACTAATAATACCGTGAGAACTGCATTAGGAGCAATGAATTACCAAGGCATCGCAATTTTTAATTTTAATTCAACAAAATATCAATGGAAGTTAGCACAATACGACGCTAGCCAGAAGTTCATTAAGTTTTTAACGGATTGGAACACCGGTCAAAACAATCACATTGATTTTGGATCTGGTCAATATTATCGCTTATTGGTATCAACGATTGATAGTTCTCAAATCGACATTGATGACGTTTTGCTAAATATTAAAGTGGCTAATATTGCTAAAAAAATGACTTACAATCTTGGGGATTTGTCACGTAACTTTGAACATATGATTACAATTGGCGGTGGCGCAGAACCAGAGATTAGCGTTGATAAGAGCCAAAATATTAAGATTACCATGCCAGCCAATCCGTTAACTATGTTTGACGGTCTGGGATCAAACGTAGCGGTTAGCCCTGTAACCTACAACGGCGTTACATTCACTTTGACACACGGTAATGTATTAGTGTGGAATTTACAAAAAAATACAATCGGTGTTCAAGCAATTAGCGACAATCGAGATAAGTTGAACGTTATTCTTGCGGATAACATTTACGGTCAAATTAATAATGGATTTTTCAGCCAATTCTATGACCGCAAAATTGCACGTAACGATGTTGGTTACCAGATTAACATTGGTGGTAATGATCATCCGAGCTTTGTTTCAAATAGTGATAATTCATTAGACGTAATTATGCCAAACAAATCATTATTCTACTACAACCATTTTGGTAAGCAGATTAAGGTTTCGGATTCAAAATATTATGGCAAGACTATTAATTTACCAACAAATAGCGTGTTACTTTGGAATTTTGATACGAACGAGATTGTGGCACAAGCGCAAGAATCGGAGCGTCCAGTTAATAGTATTATCCTTGCTAACAATATCTATAAGCATGTTACTAGCGGTTACTTTGAACAATATTTTAGAGAACAGTTCGGCCAAGAATATGCTGATTCTTATCATGCTTATGCAGAGCAAAATATTGCATACAATGATCAAGATATAACAGTAGTGGGTGATGAGCTATGGATTGGGATGCAAAGTACACCAGACCATGATGCTGCACACACTGGGCAGATTATCCGTTTAAATCGAAATCTTAAACAAGTTGGTCGCTACGTCCATAATCTCGGACATTTAAACACCATGGATTATTGCGTAAATAATGATACATTATTAATCGGTAATTCATCAGACGAAGCCAGTGCTGTGCCAGAGATTATTTTAATTCCTAATGTAAGTAAATTAAAGGTTGACCCAGATTGGCCGATGATTGATTACAACAGCGACACCGTAATTAAGATTAAGTTTCCAGACATTAGTCCGATGGGGGTTGGTGCTGTATTTGGTGAAACTCCTGATGTGGCTTATCTATTGATTGGTGGTGCGCCTGGAATGAACTCCGTTGTAAAAATTGAACTCGGAATGGGAGCTTCGGACTTATCCAGTGCAGGTTATGGCACTTTTATCAAAAATACTGATGGCTACAATGGCACAGCGCAATATGTAAGGCGTTACTACGGACGCACGATGCAAGTTAACCAAGGCGCAACTTTTTATAACGGTAAGATTTATGGTGCATTTTCTCGGAGCAAGCCACACTTTGCGAAAATCACGCTCCACGAACCGCAATTAACGAACCACGATGGTTTATATTCCATTGAAGATTGGACCATTGCGGATTATAACACCGAACCAAATGGTATGGCCATTTACGATGGCCTTTATATGCGGACAACGTTTGATGGAAAGCTGGTAGATATGCCGTTGAGCAGCCGACAAGGCGGACAAGCTAACATTGGAGAAACCGTTAAAATGCCGTTCCGAGGTAGTAACATCCAGATTACGCCAACTTCGCCAGTAACTGATCTATATGTAGAAGTCGTAGACGGTCAAAACTTTAATGTTAAATCAGTAAGCGAAAAAACAGGGACATATAACTGGACGGCGACGATTGATTAGCCGTTTTTATTTTGGACAAGAAAGAAGGTAATCAATTGCATGTGATTTTTGGGTTTACAATCAGTGAGTGGACGGGAATTGCAACTATTATAGGTAGCGCTACTGGCGTAGTTTATAAGTTTGTTGTAGCACCTTTACTAAAGAAATTTGACACGTTATCTGAAACACTAGTTGAATTGAAAGAATCATCTCGAATGGAACAACAAAATTTAAAGGATGAATTAAAAGGCTATCAAAATATTTTGATAGAACATGATTCTGAAATTCAAAGTTTGTATGAAGACAAAGGGTGGCATCGATCCCTTGCGTATCGTTCACGATTTAACGATGAAGGAGAGATTTAATTATGAAGAATATTAATTGGCATGATGGTAAGTTGTGGGCAGGATTGATTAGTTTACTAATCGTTTTAGTTCAACAATTAATGGTAGCCTTCGGCTACACTTATCCAGTCAACTGGCAAAATATTGTAGGAATCATTAATACCGTACTAACATTGCTAGGAATGTTAGGGGTGATTAGTGATGTTACGGTAGTTAGTAACCAGAGAGGAGAACCAGATGAAAAAATTAAATAGATTAAAATGGGTTGTTGCAATCGCAGCAGCCTTTTTTGTTGGAACAACATTTAATTCTAAAGCAAGTGCAGCTACTGTTAACAATGATTATGCTTTGAATTCAAACCAGGGGTCATCGTTACGAACAAGCAACAACGTAATCATTGCACATGCTACAGCAGTATATGCTCCTGCTAAAAATGTAGCTACTTATGAAAAACGTGAGTGGTATAATACGGGCGCTTACGTTCAATACATTGTTGGTGATGGTGGTAATATTTATCGAGTGGGTGCTGAAGGATATCAAGCATGGGGCGCGGGATCGTGGGGCAATGCGAATGCACCAGTTCAGATTGAACTTGCACAAACGTATGATAATGCGGAATTCTATAGAGACTACGTGACCTACGTTAACTTGTTACGCTCAAGCGCAATTAAATATGGTATTCCAACAGATGTAGATAGTTCAGCATGGCGGGGTGTTAAATCACATCTTTGGATTACTAACCATGTTTGGGGCGACCATACTGATCCTTATGGTTACCTTGCTAGCCACGGTATTACTAAAGCTCAATTTGCACATGATGTTAAATATGGCTTTAGTTCAAGTGGTAACAATGTGAACCCAACGCCTACACCAACTCCAAAACCAGCTAAGCCAACTAACAAGAAGGATGTTCACGTAATCTATGCTTTACATCAAAAAGGTAAGAAGTGGTTGAATCCAGTTAAAGACTTTGGCTCTGGTTCTAATGGATTCGCTGGTGTTCCTAATAGCGTGCATGACATGCTTTACATCAAAGTAAATCGTGGTTCAATCAAATACCGTGTTCACACGAAAGAAGACGGCTGGTTACCATGGATTAAGAAAGCTAATAAGAATGATACAGTCAACGGAGTTGCCGGAATTAAAGGACACACGATTGACGGAGTACAAATTGTTTATACAACTCCAAAAGGTGAGACTTACCAACAGGCATACTATCGCTCACAAACAACTCAACGAGCTAACTACTTAGGAACTTGTGCTGACAATGGTTCAGTTTCTGGTTACGATAGCTGGGCTGGAGTGTTAGGTGAGCCTTTGGATAGACTACAGATTCACATTAATGACAATAGCAAATATTAA